CTCGCCCCCTGGAGCTGGACTGTCGACTGGTTTTCTAATACTGGAGACGTTGTCTCCAATCTTAGTGACTGGGCAACCGATGGTCTGGTTATGCGGTATGGATATCTGATGGAACATACCATCGTTAAGGATACCTACCACATGTACGGAACTGGTAGTAAATCAGTTCCGTCATGTCCTCCTCTCGTACTCGTCACAGAGACGAAATTGCGGAAGAGGGCAAACCCCTTTGGTTTTGGCCTTACTTGGAACGGACTTAGTGCCGTCCAACTGGCCATCCTGGGTGCTCTCGGTATTTCCCGGAGTTCCTAGGCAGTTATTCACTGCTGTCAAAACACCAGGTAGCCCGAAAGCTACCAGAGAAGGAGCACGCCTATGGCGTTTTCAGACCCTCAGTCCATCACAATCAGTGCGGTCACTACGCCGCTGCCTAGGACTTCCGTCCAGGCAAACGCGAGTGAGTACACTAGTGCGGATGGGCTGATTAAGCTCAGCGCTTCCTCCACCTATGGGCGGAGGTCTCGCCGAGTTCTTCGGGTTGACCATTCGAAGATCACCTCGGATCCGTTCCTTCCGGCTCAGAATACCAAAGTTTCGATGAGTAACTACATCGTCTTTGACATTCCGCCGGTCGGTTACACGAATACCGAGGCCCTTGCGGTTTACACGGGTTTCAAGACCCTGTTCACCGCAACCTCCGATGCGCTCATCACCAAGTTGCTTGGCGGTGAGTCGTAAACGAAGAAAGGGACGATCTTCCTCGTAAGACTCGGGAATTCGGGCTCTTTTGGTCGGCGGTACTTCTTGTACTCGTCGTCTACTGGAGCTTGATTCTCGGAGTCTTGGTCATTTGGCTGGACTATCATGATAGTTCTATCATGATTGGACGATGGATCTACCGTATCATTGATACGGGGATCTACATCCTAATCAGCCAAATCTGAGACCAGTCGTAGGCTAGGATAAGCAACCTCTATTAGGAGGGCTTATGAAAAGCCTATTGCTGCTCTGGCAAAGGCTCGCACAGGAATGTGCGAGTAGATGTCACACTAGCGCCACCATGGACTTTAAAACAGTCCAGGTGCGTGTCGAACATGAGGGCTTCTCGTTTTTGACGATTAGCCTGGCTAACTTTGGAAAGGACCTCCAAAAAGGTCTTGACCAAGGTTATGTCGATCGACGTCTTTTCACCGGTTTCCGGTGGAAAGGAGGTCTCCCCCTATTTCTAGGAGGTTTCCTCGATCGTGTGTTCGACCGCTATAGTGGTGTTCTGCTGGAAGATCCATGCATTGATTCAATCATCGCTCTACGTCAGCTTTCGCTGATGTTTAGCAAGATTGCTCTCGACTGTTCTCCGGAACGGAAAAGAGCCGCTTTGCGTGGTTTCATCCAGTGCGAACAGGATGTCC